CCGGTGATGTCATTCAGGCTGGTAAAGTGCTCCACCTGGACGATTGAATTCCACCAGTCATAACCCTCGCGTCCGAGGCGATCCCATTGATTGGCGACGGCTTTGTTAAGCGCGTTCTTGACAAGGCCGGCGAAGTCGGCGGTGGTTGCAAGCTGCATGCGCTCGGCGTAGTAGCCTCCGTGGAGGTCATAGTCGCCGGTGAGCAGCAGGTACAACTCGCGGATGCCTGAGAGTCTGGCGGGGGTGATTTTCTCCAGGCCTGGATCACGCTCGACGCGGAACATATCGGAGACGGCGGCGCGGAGCATATCGTCGGTGGTAGCCATGGCGGAGATTCGGGAGGGTCCGGCCACAAGCGATGAGGCTGCGGCTTCTGCGACGATCCCGCGCATTTCGGCGATGGCACCATCAAGCTCGGTGGGCTCGAAGGGCTCGCCCGCGTCCAGGCGGGTCTGAAAGCGGGTCTTGATTTGGGCCTGGGCGGTGGCCGGCAGGCCGGAGGCGGCAAGGCCGGATTTGAGCAAGCCGGCGCACATACTGAGGAGCACGGCGTTAGCCTGGGCAGCCTGGGCCTTGACGGCTTCGGCGGCTTCGGTGGCGCCGGTGAGGCGTGAGACTGCCTCGGCAGTCTCGTCTGCTGTGGTGGGGGCAGTCTCGGGGAACATTGCGAATCCTTTCTTTTTCATCTTGAGGGGTAGGAGTTCGGCCAAAAGGCCGGTGTTGGGGGAGGCGGGTGTATTTACTGCTGAGGTTTCCTTTCCTTTGGGCTCGATCATAAGGAGCTCGCACAATTTCCCGGAGTAAGTGCGGCCCGGCCAATGCGAGCAAGATAGCCAGTCCTGTTCGCAAACTGTGCATTGGATTTGTGAGGCAGTCCAGCCGATTGAGAAGCGGTCAATCTGGCCTTCGACATAGGCGATCATGCCTCGGCGGGTGGTGAGGTTGATTACTTGGTGCATCTTGGCGCCGGCCATGAAGGACTCTGCAATGGTGCCGTCCCGGCTCTCGATATGGTTTTGGTCGTGGTCGCGGAGGAAGGGCTGACCCTCGAAGGATGCGGCGAAGGTCTCCAGGTCCTGGTCCTTGAAACGGACGAAATTCCGGTTGGGTCCCTGGGTGAAGACGCCGGCGCGTATCTCGAGCGAAGCGAGCTCGCCGGCTTCGATTTGGCGGAGCATGGCGGCGCGGTCCATGTTGGCCGGCCGGTGGGCGAGGGCGAGGGAGTGGAAGGTTGGGAGGGTCTTGGGCATGGTGTTATCGCTCTTTCTGGCGGAGCTCGACGAGCTCCTAATGTGTCAAGTCGGCTAATGAAGTTCCGGGTGGTAATTCCACAGGCGTTCTAGCTTCTCCTCGAGGGTGAGGGCCGGCGCGGGGTTGATGATGGGGTCATAGGGTCCGCCGAGTTGGTATTGGTTCAGGTCAATGCTCAGGCTCTCGGCGCCGTAGGCGGGTCCTGGGCCATTGGAGGTGTACTGCCAGAATGTCCAGGTGGGCCATGGCGCCGGCACTATGGGCGCCACGCGGCCATAGTTGGCGATCCACAGGGGGAAGGCTCGCCAAAGGGGGTCGGTGCTTCCGCGTTCCTGCCAGTAGGCGGGGCCGGTGTAGATGATGGGCTGACGGTTCGCGTCGGTTAGCTTGATGGCCTGCAGGAAGATGAGCAAGCGAGCGGCCGCGTTCTCTGGGATGGGTGCGAGTCTGTGCTCGAAGTCTGCAACCCGGGGGAGCTCTCCCGGGTCGTTGTCGGGTATGTAGGCGCTCATGCGCTCGGCCTGGCTCTCTGGGGTGTAACGGTTGTCCAGGTACCAGTATGCGCCTCGTGGGATGCCGGCGGCGCGGGATGCCTGCCAGTTGTACTGAAAGTCTTCATCCTGGCCGGCTCCTTGTCCGCACTTGATGAATGCGAATCGGGCGCCGGCGGCTTTGGCCTTCTGCCAGTCCATGCGCTGGAGGGTGGAATTGAGGTCTTGCCAGCGGCTGATGTCGATCCCAAGGATTGTGTTCGTCATTCGGCCTCGGGTGCGGGTTCTTCTTCGGGCTCGTCTGGATCACCGGCGGGGAATTGTGACCCTGGGGCGTCCAGCGGCTTGCGCTTGGCGCCGGTGGTGGGGAGGTCTTCGGGGGCCTGCTCTCCGATCATGCGGTAGAAGATTCGGGTAAGCTCGGCCTGGGGCATGGCCTGCCGGTCGTATAGTTCCGCGATGGCCGGATAGATACGCTGGCCGGCGAGGGCGAGGAGTGAGTTGTCGCGCTCGGTGATGTCGGGATGGGAAATGGCGATGGGCGCGCCGGCGTTGACTCTGCGGTCGGTGCGCTTTCTGACGGTGACGGCGATCGTGGAGAGACTTTCAATCATGGCGATAAATTCGGCCTGGATGTCCTCGAGCCTGCGAAATGTCGGTGTTCCCGCGGCGTCTGCGGTTGTGCGGGTGGAGCTCTCCGGCTCTGCGAGGTAATGCAAGGGCAGGCCTGCGCCGGCGGCTATCATCTTCTTGAGGTCCAGGCCGTCTGTATGCGCGTCTGCGGAGTTGAGATTGGGCGCCGGCGCGGTCCAGGTCTCGCCTTCGTCGGCCAGCAGGATGGACCCTGGCGCCGGCGGTCTGGCGTTGAGCTCGCTTTGGCGGGCTGCTTTCTGCTGCTCGCTCTCCCAGCGCCGGCTGACAATCCACAGGAAGGTATTGCGGAAACGGTTGAGTCTGGCGCGGTCCTCCAACCAGGAGGAAAAGCGGCCAATCCAGGGGAGCATTGGGGCGAGGTCCGGCTCTCCCCAGCAGGTCCCTATGGGTCTGTTGACTGAGAAGTGGACCATGAAATAAGGCTGTTCGCCGGATGTGGCGATACGGGGATTACCCCAGTCCCAAGCTGGGTAAGTGGTGTTCTCCAGGTCTGACAGGATGTAGTAAGTCTCCTGCTCTACATCGTTGTCGCGGGTCTGAATTTCCTTGATACTCTCCGCCGGCACGGCGCGGATGATGGTCATGCCGTCTGGCAGGACTGAGCACAGGAAGAACAGATTCCCTGAGCGGGTGAGCTCGTCCATGAAACGCTTTGAATTGGCCGGCAGTTGGTTGAGGGGGTGGTTCCACCATTCGGCAAGGAAGCGGGCGGTTCCCTTGTGCTCGCTCGAGGGTGCGATCCCGTCTCCGATCACAAAGGCTGTAGTCAAGCGGACGATATGACGGGCGAGGGGGTTTACTCTCCAGGCGCGGAGGCATTCGCTGAGGATGGTTGTGCGGTCGTAGTCGTAGCGGTCTCGATAGTGGCCGGACAGGTTGTTGCCGGTGTAGAAGGTCGAGTCATTCTCGGCGACGGTTAGGACATTTCCGGCGGGGCTGGCCACGGCGCCGGCGGCGAAGCCGGCTATCCCTGAGCGTATCCGGTCAATGAGCTTTGGCACGGTGGGCGGTCCTTTCGGCCTGGAGCTTTCGCACGGCCCTTTCAGGGGTCGGCTCGGCGATTTGCCTGCACAGTTCGCGGCCGTGGGTGAGGTCCCGGGCTGCAAGGCGGTTCCTGCATTGGTGGTAGTGGTAGTGCGGATAACCTTTGGGTGCGGGGTTATCCGCACTACCATAGTGGAGTTCGGCGCGGACGGCCCTTTCAGGGGTCGCGCGGAGGGTCTTCCCCTGCGCCGCTTCGCTTGCGGGGACTTTGGGTTTCACTTAGAAGTTTCTTTCCATGCTGTCCAGCGGGTCGGGCGCCGGCAGTATCGCGGTTTTGGTCGGTGTGGACCATGGGAGGAAATCTATCTCTGCGGTGAGCGCGTCGGCGAGCAGGTAATCATCGTGGATCAATTCGCCGGTGATGTGGTTCCTGGTGCCGTCTGGGACACCCCAGCGCAGGGTTTTTGCTGGGCCTGGGAGGATTTCGGAGCGGTAGGCGAGGTACTGCGTGTGTACTTCGGTGGTGTGGCGGTGGTCTCTGAGTCTGCCGGTATTACAGATGGCGAGGAAACGCCAGCCGATTTCGGATTTTTTCTGTGCGCTGAATTTGACGGGGTACACGATGCCTGGGAAGGCTGCGTCAAGCATGGCCCAAAGGCCTTCTCCTACGCCTGTTGCGTCGATCACGATGTATTGGGGCCGGTTGGTTTCGGCGATGGCTTTTATCTGGCCGAAGATTTGCAGGTGATTGGTGCCGGTCCAGGCGTGGCGGCCGGTGATGTGGTAGGTCGGGCCGTGGAGGGTCTCGAGGCTCGACATATCAAGCGATACAAGATCGAGGGTGGTTTGGTCCCGGGCTGGGTTGGTCATGGTCTCTGGGTCTGGCGATCCTTCTTCCTGGCCGGCCACGTCGATGAGCAAGGCGCGGGGGCCGGAAATGTCGGTATCGACATTTGCGGCGGTGGCTCCTGGCTTGGGGTTGGCGTCAATTGCGGCGAGGGTCGCCGGCGCGAACATCGAAGCTTCGGCGTCGATGGGCTCGTTATAGTATTGGGTCTTGATGAGGGGATGGTCGCGGCCTAGGCGGGCGATTTCGGATCGCACGAATTCGGCGTAGGGTTCTACTTCTTTGCCTACGGCGTCCGCGTCGATTTGGAAGGCGCGTTGTCTGCCGTCGCTCTTTTCGGCGTGGCGAGCTGTAGCGAGCTCGCGGGCAAGCAGACTGTCTGAGGTCCAGGCGGTGCCAGCGAAGACTCTTGTGGCGTTGCCGGCAGCCGCCATGGGGGCGAAGCGCTTGTCATATATTTGGGGTTGGATGTCCTGGGCCTCGTTGATGATGAGCAGATGGGAGGCGGTGGCTCCTACCACGTTGGCGGATGGCTCGGCGGAGAAGTAGGTAAGGGAGGCCTGTCCGAATTCGTAAATATATCCGGCGCGTCGTTTCCAGCGCTTGGTTGTGAGCAGGTTTTGATTGAGTCTCTGCTCCAGGCGGAGCATGGCGCCGATAGTCTGGGGCTTGAAAGTGGGAGAGGCGAACACGGCCGTGGCCGGGACCCGGTGGTAGTGGCTGAGGAAGAAGACCAGCAGGTTGGCCAGCGCCTCGTCCTTGCCGGCCTGGCGGGCAAACATCAGCACAAAGCTGTCGCCCCGGCCCTCCAGGACCGAGTCCAGGATGGACTGCATGGCCTCGAGCTGGTAGCCGCGCAGGCGGATGCCGGCCAGCGCGCTGGTAAAGGTGGCGAGGAAGGAGGAGGACATGCGATTTCAGATCTGGATTTCAGATTTCAGGTCAGGAACTTCACCACCAAGACACAAAGGCACAGAGAAATCTGGAATTGGCGTAGTGTCTTGGTGCC